GACAGGGTCACCCCACGAAGGGTGCGTAGGACGGATACTCGTCAGACGGTCTAACTTATACCAATCCCACACATTTCGGGTAGACCACTCACTAACATTAGGTCGAGTGAGCAACAGTACGATTGATCTGGCTCTTCGAGATAAATCAACTAAACGGCTGGTTGCCGCTGAGCAACTTACTCTAAAGCCAAGACCCATACTACGCATAATCGTAAACATCGACGGCAAGCGTCCCGTCCGATCCTTCGAGGCTTTTAGGACCTCTGGGACCCCAGTCACCCCGAGCCACGCACAAGCAATCCCAACTAAAGGAAGAGGAGTTACCTCTACTCCCTTATAGAAGAAACGCTTGGCAAACTCGAGGGAAAGGTTTTTCGAAACTATGGATTTATTAAACCCAATTTTGACGCCAATGTCACTCATGATACGCGTATACTCGAGGGCGACAGCGCGATCTCCGATCACGATATCGTCCCCAAGGATCGCATAGAGCGTGAACCAATGCGCATGCCCTGCTCTTCTAGCAGCAAGTTGAAGGATAGCATGGTGTACTAACGCCAGCATTGCCCAAGACGAATAAGCACCCATCGGTTGACCTACAGCGTATCGTACCGTACGAACTGCCTTACCAAATGTTTTCACATAAAGGTTCGGTAGGAAGTATGCTCGATCGCAAAGTAGCTTTCTCCAATGGAATGCAAACTCTTCGGACGTGAAGACAGAAAGTAACTTCTCCTGTAAAACAACAGGGATACGATCCGTCGCAGCGCTCAAATCAAATGAAAAACACTCTTTCCGGTTCAACCGGTTTAACGAATCAATGAGAACCCGCACGGGGGCGAGTTGATCATATAATCCATCTTGCGGAATCGCCTTTAAAAGCGTATCAAAGATAAAACGATGCAATGGATATAGGACCCACTGAGTGATACAATCGACCATAGCAACGACTCTTAGTTTCCCGGGTTCCTCAACTAGAGCTAGTTTACCTAACTTACCACTCTTCCCGGTCCAATCCCTCTTGTCCATTATCCGGGACCGGTCCGCTTTTCCATCCGAGTTATCGGACAGATAGGCAAGACCCGCATCCCATATTGGTGCAAAAAGGAGTACTGAGGAACGAGTGATAATAAGTAACGTTACTAACGAAGCAAACAGCTCTGGCCTTGTGAGCCAGGATGCCGCATCATTAATAACATTTATTACAGAGACCGTTGATCCCTGGTTACTCTTAAGGTTCTTTGCTTTAGTTTTGTCCAGGACCTCCCGTTGGGAGTTAGGACTAGAGGTCATCAAGGCAATGCACTTAACCGTGTATCCGAGTATCTCCTTACGAATAACACCACCGGGCGGGCACCACATCCCCTTAACCTCGTGATTTCTCACTTGGCCAAAAGAACGGATACCCGTTTTGGCAGGGCGACTCGCAACCAAAACACTTCGAAGAGGGTTTGCCCCCAACTGAGATAATTCAGCCTGGAACCACACGACATGTGAATCCCAAGCCTTCATAAAACGATCGGGTATAACAACTCCCGGATCAGTGACAGTCTTAAAGCTCATCTTACCCTTGAAGTTGAGAATTCGATACAAAGTAAAGAATCCCAACCATAGGCGAATCACTCCTCGATCGCCCTGACGGATGCGTATACGGTGATTACCAGGAATCACTCTGGGTAGACCGGAATTCGTTTGAGTTACTGCCGCCCCAACGAGGCGAGGCTGAACTCTCTTCTCTTCACCCAGGTAACGTAATAAAATCACGTTACAAGTTTTCAGATAAATAGCTAAACCTCGGTCTCCCTGAGACTTTCTCACTTCTATCACAAATCTAGAAAATACAAAGCATGCCTTTACCCAACCCAAGGAATTACCACCCACGAGAAGCGGTGCTGCCCTTACGAGCAGTCCTACTAATCGTCTACTGGATTTTACACCAGACTGCCAAATACTCAAAGCACTTTTCAACTGTAAAGGAGAAAAGAGTTGCTTCATCTTGATTAATTATATTAATATTGTAATATTTAAATACAACAACCAAAACAAGACTCCTAATGGGTACAAAATAGAAGAGTTACCTCCCATCCTTTCGCTTACGCTAAGGAACCTTGATGCTATCTCAGTCTCTCTACCATTCGAAGCCTAAAGTATCCTTCGGTTTCCGAGACCCCCCAATAAGGGGTCACGGGCCGCAGGCACCCTGTTAAGGGAGGGGTTGTGCCTTGTGGTTGCTCCAAGCAACAAAACGGAGGGCTCTACGCCCCCCTCCACAACGGTCCACACTGAACATTCTACACAAGTAGATTTTCACAATAGTGACCAGATTACATGTACTCATGTCCCCACCTGGCCCACCAATAGTTTCTATTGGGTCGGCGCCCGAAAGCCCCTGTATTGCTACTTCTCCT